TAAATCGTATCATTTAGGATAAATGCGTCTATGACTGGCTCTAATGTCGTGAACGTGGTTTTCCAACTATTCGGTGTTATGTTCATTCTTACACCAAAAATCTGTAATGTTTTTTCTAGGGTAGATCCGCCTGGCTGGGTAGTAATAACCTGTATTGGATCAAAGAAATCTAGGTCTAGGGCTGCAATAATGCCGCTATTGTAATTAGCTGTGTATAAGTCAAGCACTATGGAATCTACTCGGATTTCTGTCTCAGCACGTGAAGCGACATAAGCCTGTGCGTAGTCTAGGGCTACTGCATCGGTTTCCATAAGTAGGTTGTCTAAAAAGTAGCTGTGTAAGAAATACTTATCTATGCTGTTTTGGTTTAGGGCTACCTGCGCTGTGCCACCTGTCCTAGTAATGGTGGCTTTGTTAAATACTAATACATCGTTAAGAATCCAACTAGCATCAAAGTAATCTATGCCTGTGCCATTATCTGCAAAGACTGTAGGTGTGCCGCCAATAGATCCAGCGGTTACGTTGCGATCTTGGAATACAAAATTATTATCGGCACTTACATAGATAGCACCATATTCAGAATTAGCTACTGTAAATAGTGCTTGTAATGCTGTGCGGTTGGTGCTTGGGTCTGCTTGCATAGTAGTAAGACCTGCATCAATATCTCTTTGTGATATTGGCCAGTCAATTTCATCTAATATTTTGTTAATACGTGTGCCTGATAAGTCGCCTGCAGTTGCACCTGTAACTGTGCTGATCTGCGCTAACTGCGCTAATCTGAATGCATCTACAGCTTGTATAGTTGTTATTGCTACATCCTCGCCAGACTCACCTGGGTAAGTAGTTACGTAGCTTGTAATAAATCCTGAAAAGATAGGATATGTTACCGATGAGTAGGTTGCAGTTATTTGCACCTTTTTCATAGGTGTTAATAAATTATAATACGGGCCACTTACATTTTGTGGATTAAAGTCGCCATTCTGATCTACTATGCGTAAAGTAAGTGCGCCTGTTTGAAATTGATCGGATAGTGCAGTACGGCCTCGGTTAGTCTCTATGCGGTTAACTTGATTAGACACATCTACAATTACAGCTGTGCTATCGGCTAATACATTTGTGTCCAATATACCTGTATCTAATATCATAGCCTGAGCAAAACTAGGGCCAGTGCTAAAGTTAATTACAGCATTTATAACAGGTATTGGCATTAAGGTAACTGTCCTGCACCAGTAGTACTAAATCCACTACGCCCAGCTACTTGAATGCTTTCGGCTACTAATTGTGCAAACTTATCACCAGATGGTGAGTCAATTCTTACGTTTACATCTAATGATCTATTGCCTGATTCCCTAGCTCTTTCGGTTGCTATTTGTGATACGTTCATACCTGCATAAGAAGATGAGCCTACTAACTGAGTTGCTAGATCTTGGAAGTATTCTGCTCCTAAAGGAATAGTTACGCCGCCGCCGCCGTCATCGCCGCCGCCTTTAGTTATTTTACCTACTCCACCTAAAGAAGCTATGAGTGCGGCTATCTGAGCATTTAAGGCCCGTACCATTTCTAAAGCGGTTTTCTGTAAATAATCATCTATTTTAGTATTTAATGCTCTTACTTTAAATAATGCAAAGTCTTCCAAAGATTTTCCAGCTGCAGCTGCTTGCTCTGCTAATTTCCGTAATGCTTCGGCTGCTTCCATTTCTGCCAATATTTTTTTAGCCAGAGCTTCGTTATTGTCTAAGATTGCTAATTGAGCCCGTAGACGTAATTTAGTTTCTTCATCGGTAGCAAGATTTAAAGCTTGTGTTAATCCAATACGCTCTAGGTCAAACTTCTTTTTCAACTCTTCTACGTTTTTATTCTCAATAGCATTCTTAGCATTTAAGATTCTAAACTCTTCTTTTTTAGCTGCAGATAACTTGGCTTCAATACGTGCGTTTAATAATCTGACTTTAGCTAATGCTGAGTTTTGCTCTGGGCTAATTGTTCTAGCACTAGTTAATGCTCCACCTATTGCACTAGTACCTATAATACCCATAACAGCAATTAATGCTTTAGGACTCTTACTTGCAATAGCTAGAGCTAATAAACCTGCTTTAAATGATGGATTAGCTACTAGATCACTAAACTTTTTAATTAACTTTGCCATCTCTACAGTAGCATAAGCAATATTGTCGCCCATATTTTCAAAGTCTGTAGCTAACCCAGCAACTGAACTATCTTCACCTAATATGGTTAATGCATCTACTAAACCTCTACCAATAGATTTAGTTGCTTCGTCTGCACCTTTTTTAAGTACATCCATTTTGCCAGAGTAAGTATCTAAACGTGCTGCAGCTTGACCAGAAAAACGTGCCTCAAGTGCTTCCATGATTTTATTCATGTCACCTGTAGCAATTATGCTTTCATCTATACCTGTATTAAGTCCTTTAATTGCTTTAGTCTGACCTCTAATACCAGCTGAGATAGCACCAACTACTGTGTTTAGATTTTGACCAGTACCTGCACTTATATTTAATGCAGCCTCTAATGATCGCTGTGCTAGATCTACTGATCCAGTAAGGTTTAATAATGTCTGAAACGGTACGCGTAAGTCTGTAAGTATTGCATAGGTTTTCTCTAAACTTTTTATGTAATCTTCAACCTGAGTAACTCTAAATGCGTTGCCTGTGTTTTCTAATTGTAAGGCTAAAGATTTGGCTGCTAGTTCATCCTCTGCAAATGCTTTAACTGCCTTCTTGCTAAATGCGACTATTGCTGTTGCACTAAATGCCACGCCAAAAGTTCGTGCTAAACCTTGTAATTGTTTATTAAATACAGATACATCTTGCTTGGCTTTTCTAAGAGCCTTACCATTCCAGGTAGCTAATGCCGAGACGACTACATTGGCCACTATGCGACCTTCTTAACTTCTGTGGCTTTGTTAAAATCTATAGCCTTTGTGTTTATTGTTTTAACTATCGCTTGATAAATTCCAGGACTCTTTTTAGCCCAAGCTTTGTAAATTAAACGACCTTTAGTTTTACGTGTGCCACTACGTACGCCTGGTAATTTAGGTTGAGACGTTAAAGGTTCTAATGCACTTACGAATTGATACCCTGCAAATGGATTGTTTGAATTGTAAGAACGTGTGGCTCTAGATCTAGTTTTACGAGTTTGTTCTTTTTCAAAAGCAACGACTCCGCCACCTTCATGGATAGAAGTAAATGGCGCCCGACCTTGTGGATTAACTCGGCCTGCAGTCTCGTAGATACGACCAGCTGCGCTTATATTGTAGACATAATTTTCTACTTGAAAACCATTTTTAAATTTTCTGTTTTGTCCTTCTTTGTAACCTATGCCACCTTTAACCATAGCAGCTTCATATTTAGGGAATGGTCTGTAATCTACTTGTGATGAGATTGGTTTAGACCAGCCAGATAACATCTCACCGTTACCAGGCACATCACTTTTAGCTGAGGATTCAACATCACGCATTAAAGGCCCAAGAACAGTTTTAATGCGGTTATACATATCATCATCAAAAAACGATAAACCTTTTAGGACATCTTCAACGCCTACGACTTCGGCTGGCATTTTTGATCTCCCTAGCTCTATCCGTTAATACCTGGACTATTGCCCTAAGCATTTCGGAATCCATTTCAATAAATTCTTTAGGAGGAATTCCGAGTTCTACGGATAGCGCTGCTATCGTATAGATTGTTGAATCCCTCTGCGTTATTTTTTTTCTTCGTCTAATACCTCGACAGTTTCTAAGCTGTCTATAAATTCTGGACCAAATAAAGGTATAGTGATATTAGCTCTACGTAAGCACTCCCAAGCTAACCAATAAATATGAGTCTGTTGCTCATGCTCACGTAGCATTTTGCTAATACCATTTTGCCATTTCACTTCAAACGCATATTCAACTCCTGGGGTTATTTTATGTTCTGTAACTTCCCCATTAGCCCTAGTAATCTTTAGCGTTGCCATTGTTACTCCCTTATTAGAACGCCACTGATGGCGATACTGTTAATGCGGAGTTTAGCGTAAAGGTAACGCTAGAAGTAGCAATTTCAGAAACGCCACCTGTACCAATTGGGGTAAGGTTGTTGACCAAAATGCTAAATTGATATGAAGGGTTAGCAGCTGATACAACTGTGCCTTTTACAGTAATTACTGATACTGCAAGTGTCTTACCAAATGCGTCATTTAGTGTCTGCATAACTTGTGCGCTTGCCCAGTCATTAATAAAGTCCACAGTAAATGACCCAGATTGCAACCCAGGAGCAAAACGATGTGCGGTATCTGACATTGTTGTAACTTCAAGCTCATCTATAATTTGATTAATAACTGCGCTGGTGACATATGAACTAATGTCAATAGATGGTACAGTAGGCGCAGCGGCAGTAGCCAGTTTAACGCCTACATTGTTATTTAAGTATATGGCCATGTTATTCCTCTTCTTTTTTAGTTTGTGCGGTTGGTTTTGGTGCTTCTTTTATTTGGCCTATCTTTATTAAGAAGGCTAAATCATTTGCTTCACTCATTTTAGCTCCAGCTCGTTAGGATTGATACGGTGATGTCGGATGTTAATAAATCTCCACTTGCCACACTTGTGATAGCTGGAGCAGAGACACTTGATATATTTAGCACCAAAGATGATGCGTTTAGTTTAGTCACAACAGCAACAATAAAATCTTCTATGCCTGCAAGGTTACCCTGGTTATCTAGGGCTGGTACACAGATCATTAACCGAAAGTTTGCTAATGGTGCGATGTTTATTTGCTCGTTATTAGAAGGCGTAAGATACGGCTCGCCAGGAGTTATAACTATACTGTTTGGAATTAATGTGGCTGGTGGGTAACTG